GTTGTGATGCCTACCACGCGGGCAACGGCAGATGCGTCAACATCCATTGTTGATTCCTCTTTCGATGGACGGGTGCGCCCTCGCGCGAAGGCGAGCGGTCCCCAGTTGTGATGTACCTGCGGCTATTCCGCGGTGTAGTCGAAGTCTGTTTGTGCGATGACCGATCCGTCTTCCTCGAAGCGGACCGTCACCGAAAGCAGCTCAAGCTCGACTGGCTCGACCTGCGGCGAGAACTCGGAAAACTGAACCAGCAGAGCCAGACGAGTGTCGACGACTTTGATCGCGTTGCGGTTGTCGATCGGAACCTGGAACGTCTCGATGGATCGCGGAAAGCGTTTCCAGACGACGCCGCGCATCCCCAGGTAGGTGTAGTGACCCGCCATCAGGATGTTGCGGCATAGTCGCGCGGCACGCTGAGATACAAGCGCCGCCTCTCGGTCGCCGGGCTTGTGCCCACCACCCGGGTCCGATTCGGACTTCGCGTAGCCGTAGCAGTCGATGTTGTAGGTCGCGGTCGCGTGCTGATTACGGACCGTGTTGCTCCTGGATTCGTCGAACGATTCGGTGTCGAACCAGACGTTTACGATCGGCGACACGTCATCGACCGGCGACTCGGGCGCGGGCTGGAATTCCGCCCACGGGTTCGATCGCTCACGGTAAACGCGGAGCTTCCAGAGATCCGGATCCTGCCCGTCGGCGGTGGCGAGCGCCTGCTGGTTCTGCTGCTCGACAGCGAGAATCGAGGCAATCTCGTCGCGAATAAGCTCGACGTTGTCTTGCTTGTCGATCAGCGTCGTGATCTGGCTCATGTCTTGTAAGCCTCAAGCAGACAGACCACCCCACCGATCGCGCGGTCAGGCAACGCCTCCATGACCTTGAACGAGTGCTCGGTTCCGTCGATGTCGTCGAACGTGACGACCCACGGATCGCTGCCCGCGTCCGCGATACCGCGCGGGATTCCGAGCCCTGCGGTAGTGAGCGACGAGAGCCGCAGGAACACATGCGCGTGCCTGCCGCTGACCGCTTGCCCTGTGTCCGGATCGATAGTTTGCGCGATGTCCGACGAGAGCCCGACGAGGTCAGCGCTTGTTCCGTCCGGTGCCGTCACGGTGATAGGCCACCCGAATCCGTCGGTGTCCTCGACGATGGTCGTCAGATCCGCGGCGGCTTGTTCTCGTAGGCTCATCGGCGCTTAGCCTTGGGTGCTTTCTGGTGACCGACGCCGTCGCCGCGATACCAGTGATATGCGTAGAGACCTGGCATCAGGTAGACGCGCTTGCCTGTTTTGCGGACCGCGCGGTGAGCGTCGTTGTCGACGCCGAAGAATCCATCAGCGAATCCGCCCATCTGCTCCCACGTCTCATGGGATAGACACATCACGATGCCGCTCACGAGATGCTTGTTCGTGATGTCTCGAACTGCAGCGCCGTGCTGGTCTCGCAGAGCTGCGCCAAACCGGAAGTGCTCCCGCATGTCGTGCGAGCGCGGGCAGCCGGGCGCGATCTGTTCCTTGTTTCCGATCCTGTTCGTGACCGCGGTCAGCAGCCCGGCTTTCGGGTTTTCGGCGATAGCTTTCAGGATCTGCCGGTACCAGTCGCGAGTCGTGAACATCGCGTCATGATCTAGGAAGCAAACCCAGTCACCCGGGCACACCGTGCCCATGATCTCGTTGTACGCCCGCCCTAGGTTTCGTTCCGGGTCGTAGGCGATTGCGGTTATCAGTGCCACGGCTCGTAGCCGAAACGCTCGATTCCCTGCTGCTCGGCTTCGCTGAGTCGTCGTTGCTGGTCAGCGGAGAATCGGTAGTGAGCGGTTTTCTTTCCGCCCGAGTTCTTGCGACCGGCGCTCAGGTCTAGCGCGTTGACGTCGAATCCGGCGAGTGAGAGACCGCGCCTGAGGTCGGCGCCGAAGTTCTCTTGCTTGCCGATGAAGTCGATTTCGGATCCTGGCTCGCCAACGAATTCGGCAAACATCCGGCTCGCGAAACCGCGCTGATTCTTGAGGATGTTCTCGATGTACCGGTCGATCGACTTGGTCATGATCGACCGGTCAAGCTCGAGCTCCAGGTTCCAGCTACCGCGACGCATGCGGTGCCGAAAGAACGACAGCCACCAGTCGACCGGGTGGCGAACGAATGCCATCCGGAAGCCATCGATGTCCCGGAGATCCTCGAGGTCCGGGTGCCCGGCCTTTGCCCACGGGTTGCCGTGGTTGGTTCTGGTGTAGATGACGCCGCCGATTTGCGGCCTCAGAACCTGCTTGACCCACGTTCCAGCTGTCTTCGGGACGTGGATGAATACCAGCCGCCCCGGGATGACCAGTGCCATCAGCGTTTCCGGAACACCGCGTGGATCCGTTCGTGTCGAGTAAACGGCGTGCCGGCGGCAGAGAACCCGAAAGGCTCGACCTGGTCCAGCAACGTGACTGACGTGTACTCTCGGTAGTGGTATTTGCGGATCGGCGTGCGCTTTGGTGGCGTGGTGACGTACAGCCGACCGTTGGTGACGAGCACTAGGTAAGCGTCTCGCAGCGCGGGCGCCGGATCCTCGAGGTGCTCGATTACGTCGCCCATCAGGACAGCGTCGAACGACTCCGGATCGAACGGTAGCGCTCCGGCGTCGCCGCTGAATACGTTGGCTCCGCGCTTGTTCGCCAACTCGACCGCAAGCGGGTCCAGCTCGACACCGACAGCGCCGAGCTTGTGGCATATCAGGCCATCGCCTGCGCCGACGTCGAGTACGCGGTCGCCCTCGATCCACGGGAGCAGCTCGTCGACGTATGCGCGATAGATGCTCTGCCGTTCATACTCGCGCCAGTGATAGGCGCCGAGCCTGCGGTACTTGTCGAATTCCATCAGTACTGCCGCCGGCTCTTCTTGCGCTCGATCCAGTCGAGGTGATTGTAAGCGCCCTGGATTATCGATGGCTTGATGCCGGTCTTCCAGAGCACGTACGGAAGGCTTACTTGGTCGCGTTCGGAACCGGTATCCAGTTCCGACCACCAAAGCTCTCCGATGCGCTCGCTATCTTCGTCGCCGCGGCGTGCCAGGATGTTGTTTGCGGTCAGTCCGAATCCGCGCGGCATTCCCTCGGCGGCGTATCGGTCAGCCTGCTCTCGTAGCATCCGAGGCGATTCGACACGCTTTTTCAGCAGGCAGAAATCTGCCTCGTCGAACAGACACGCTCGGCGCGGGTGTTTGGTTGCTGCGATGGGTGCGCGCTCGAGGGCGGCAGCGACGATCGGCTGCGGATCCTTGACCAACCTGAACTCGGAGTCGCTGTAGAGCGTCGGCCCGTCGACGTATCGGTGCAGCAGCGTCTTGACGTGGCGATTCGCGCGCCGCGGTGTCAACTTGTGCGACTGGCGCTTGAATTTCCAGACGGATGACTTCAGGTCATTGCGGTCCGTGAAGCACACGAACCGGCAGCCGCTCCAATGCTCGACCGGATCGTGCAACCGAAACCCTTTGCCGAAGATGGCAGTGACTACGGTCAGCAACAGAGGACTCGGCGGCAGATATCGGCGACTCGGTGGGCCACGGTGTGGCGGGTCGCGTGCAGCTTTCGCCCGTTTTCGGCGATGCGGTCGCGGTCGGCTTCGCGCATCTTGGCGCTCGCTTCGTCGGTCGAGTCGAACAGGATGGCGTTCTCGCCATCGGTGAAAATCTCATCGGCGCCTGGGAACCGGTGCAGCAGCAAGCAGCCGCCGCACGCCAGGATCGAGTAGGTTCGGACCGAGGTGTAGCCGGGTGCCAGCGGCGACATGCTAAGCGAGAATCGGGCGCTCGCGTACAACTCGGGCATCCGGGACTCGACGTTGAGTCGACCGTCGCGGGTGCGGGAATTGATGACCTTTGCGCCCAGTGCTCGGGCGATCTGGGAACGGCCGCGGTGGTACACGGCGTTGTTCAGGTCGCCGATGAACAGCACTTGATGCCCGCCGGGCTTTGGCGCCGGCTCCCGCATCGGCGACCCCTGCGGGCAGTATCCGACCGGAACGCCGAGTGAGTCGCGCCATTGGTCGGGGTGGTATCGCTCGCCTTGCGGTGACGTCCACTCGCCGCGGTAGCTGAGGAAAACGTGGGTCGGCGCGCCTCGTAGCGGGGCCGCGACTTTGCCGGGGCGGAGGTCCCAAAACCAGAGTGCGCGTTTCGGCGCGCGTTCCCAGACCGCGGCATCGTGGCGGACCAGCTCGCCGATCCGGGTGTTGGTGACAATGACGACGTCGTAACTGCGGGAGAGGGCTTCGCGCGATTTCGGGTCGAGCCTGTGCGAGTAGACGGTATCGACGCCGACCTCGGACAGCGCGCGTTCCGCCTCGCGGGCTCCGTCGCCGCCCGGAAAGCCAGCGCCCGAGAATCCCCAGAGCAGCACCGATGCGCCGCGGATGGGCTGCGTTTGCTCCCGGAGGCTCTGGAGAAAAAGGTCTTTCACGCTGCCTGCGCGTGCTTGCCGCGGATGAAGTGTTGACTGGATCCGTCTCGATAGACGTCGTCGCCGAGTTTGCCGCAGCGGATGCCGTCCCGCCAAAGCAGGTACGGGAGACTGACCTGATCGCGTAGTGTGTGCCGGTTCAACTCAGCCCACCAATCGCGACCAAGCTGAATCATCTGGTCGGTTCTGCGGCGAGCCACGACCATCGTGTTCCAGAGCCCGGCGTGTTCGGGTAGTCCGGCGTCGCGGTAGTCTTGGATCTGTCGCTCGAGTGCCGCGGAGTCTGCCCTGCCGAGGTCGCCGCATTCGCGGGCTTCTTCGTACACACAATCGCGCCATGGATGCGGAAACGCTGCGATGTCGGCACCGTTCAGAGCGCGGCGCAAAAGCGGCAGCAGCGGTCGTTTCGTGACCTCTATGCGCCCGTCGACCCAGACCACGACATCGCCGTCGACCATGTCGAGCGCCAGTGTCTTGTGCCGGCGCGCCTCCGCTCTCGGGTGCTCGGCGGGCTGGACTTCCCGGACTTCCCAGCCAGCGGATCCGTCGCCGTCGGTGAACATCACGTATTGTTCGGCGTCGTTTCTCGGGGCAGCGATCGGCGCGTCCCTGCCGCCAAAGATCGCCGACATGACGACGACGCGGCCCATACAGAGTGGCGGTCCGACACGCTCGCGCCAGCGCCTAGCCGGGACCAGCCCGACAAGTCGCTCACGGTTCTGCTCGAGGTGGCGGTAATGCAGATCTGACGGGACATCGGTCAGCGGCTCCGGGTTGCGTGCCGGTCGCACGACCCCGATGCCGTGATCCGAGTCGACCGTGAACGCGTCGAGGTCCGGGCGCTGTCGTAGCCGGACCATGGCCTTCCAGCAGTCGCCGTTCCAGACGCCTGTTTCGCGCGGGACACGCTGAGCGATCTCGGACTGCGGGTTGCAGTCGTGCAGGACGATGAACCCGCCGGGAGCCAGGTGCCGGAGTGCGTTTTCGACGTCACGCAGCACCTGGTCGGCATGGTGCAGACCGTCGACCAGCACGGCGTCAAAGCGCTGAGCCGGGTCGAGTGATTCGAAGAACGCATCCGACGTGCCGCGAAACAGCTTGCGGTAGCGGTTGCCGGCGCTGCCTTTCGGGCATGGGTCAACGCCCCACTTGGGAGACGCGCTCACCCGGGCGCCGCACGCGCCGGCCTGGACGCCGATCTCCAGAAAGCGCCGCTGCTCCGTGACGTCGAGAATCTCGTTCAGGACGTCCCATCGCATCAGCTCGGCGGGCTTGCTGGCTACTGTTCTGCCGCGCGGTACAAGCGCCATCCGTGTGTCCGTCCGTGCTCTGCGATGATGGCGCTGCGTCGCCGGTGTTGCTCTCGCTGCGAGGACCGAAAGATCCCCTGCGGGTCTAGCGGGCGATAGGTCTCGAGCCAGTGCCCTTCGTGGCGAATGAGCCACATCGGGATCTGGCTGCGGTTCGCCCACGCCGAGAGCTGCGCGTCCAGCATGTTCCGGTGCTGCCAATAGCGTGGCACCCGGACCTTGCCCGCATCCCACGCCATGACGCCGGTGCCGCCGTAGTTGACCCACCGCTCGCGCACGTTCCGGTAGTACATCCCGACCGAGCCCGGCACCACGTCATGGACGGTGCTGGCTCGCTCTCGGTACTGCCGCCCGTGCGCAGTAACGATCGCCTGTCCGCCGAACCGGCCCACCGCGGCGCTCATGGTCGCGGCGTAGTCAGGCGGATAGCAGAAGTCGTCGTCACACGAGAGGTAGATGCCCTCGTGCTCCGGCGCCCACCAGAGTTTCCGTTCTGCGCCTTCGTTCTCGGCGGACAAGACATGCTCGTCCGCCAGATCTCGGACGCATTCCGGAACGCTGTCCCACCCGTTCAGGTAGACGCAGAGTCGGTCTACCTGCGAGCGCAACGACTCCAGGACGGCGGGCAGAATGTCCGCGCGCCCCGGTATCGCCGCCAGTGCCGCGAGCACCGTCACCGCTTGATGACGATGCCTTTGTCGACCAACTGATCGAGCGTGCGCTGTCCGCCGCTGAAGTACTCGGGGTTGGCTTGCTGACCAGGACCGAGAATCCCGCGGAGGCTCGTGCACGCCTTGCCCTGCGCGACCGTGTACGGGTACTTGAGCGCAGGCGCGGCAGGCTTGGGATCCGGTGGTCCGCCCATCTCCGGAGCGCCGTTGACGGGCTCTGGGGCGGGCGGATCGGGCTCGGTCTGCGGCTCCGGTGCCGACGGCTCCGGCTCCTCGAAAGGCTCCGGCTCGGCTGGTCGCGACGCCGCCCGGGTCAACGACGAGACCCGTGGCTGCTCGGGCTCGTGGCTCTCGACGGGCGCGTCGCCGCGCTTCGCCTTGAGCTCCGAGACCAAGTCCACGAGCTTCGCGTTGTTCAGACCTGCCGTGTCGACCGAGACGCCCAGCTCTTCGCCAAGCGCCTCGGCCTCACGTTTCAGTTCGCGATTCGAGGGCATCAGGCAACCGTCAGGCAGCCGAACGAATCGATCGCGGTCGGGATCGGAACCGGGCGGCTTCCGGCAGAAACCATCAGCCGCTTGTTGTCCGGGCTGATCCAGGCGTTGGTGGTCAGGTCGGTTCCGCGTCCCGCGATCGAGATCCGGGGAGGGAGGAACCGCGAAGCGACGCTTTCGGGCTCACGGATGAGCGGGATCGCGCCGAACGTGAGATCCAGCCGCGCCTCTTCCGAGAGCATGATCACGTTGTTCTCGCTGACGTAGAACGTATCTTCGCCGGTGTCGGGTGCGAGGTACGAGCCGTCGTATACCCACATCTCGAACTCGTAGTTGCCGATCCAGATCGTTCCGCGGAACGTTGCGCCGGGCGCGCGCCGCGACGGCTGGATTCGACCCAGCTCGTATCGCCGGTTGTCCAGTTGGTCCTTGACCTCCTGATTGACCACGAAGCGCTTCCATGCGGACGTCCCAAACACGAGTTGCCGAGGTGTGCCCATGCCGTGCTTGCGCAGCACATTGCCCAGATCGTCGAGGTCTCCCAGCGGGTCGCCTGCAGATCCTTCCGGGTGCCACGGGATCGTGACGGTCGGAAAATGGGTGTCCTTCGACTGGAAATCCACCTCGTACATCGCGTTCCCGTCGCTGTCGACGAGCGTCACCTTGCCGGTCTGTAGCACTTGGCTACACATCAGCTCGACGGAGCGAATGACCTTGGCTTCCAACTTCGAGAACAGCGTGAAGGCGTCGCCCATCGCGTTGTTGACGAAGTTCGGGTCCATGAACGGGTCTTGCCCGGGCTGCCGCTTGAGCAGTTCCCACGACTTGACCGCGCCCTCTTCGTCGAAGATCGCCGGCTCGATTTCTCGGCTGGTCCACTTCGAGTTGTCGTTGTGCCGAGGCCCCATCGACAGGTCCTTGATGGCGATCGCGATGTCGCGACCGTCTCGCTGGATGTCGACCTTGACCTTTTCGCTGGTGTGAAAGTTCTCGGCGGGCGTCTGGAAGAAGCCCATCAAGAACTTGGTGGCGGGGGCTCGTTCCTCGTACCGCCGAATCATTCGGAGCGTAGTTGCGTCCATTTTCTGTTCTCCAATGCGAGGACGCACCTCCGCCCCCGGGCGCGCTCACAGCGGAGCGAACCCGGACACATCGGTGGACCCTCTTCGATTGATCCTGTGGTTGGCGGCGGACGCTACGCAGCCATCGGGCTCGTCAGCGTCCGCCTAGTTTGATCAGGAGTCGACGGTGTCCTGCGGGTTGTCGTCACGTCCCAGCTGCGCCACATCGATCGCGGCGATGCCGTAGTCGCGAAGCTGGTCCAGGACCGCTGCATCGACGTTTGCGTTGTCGCCATCCGCGTGGATGACGAGTCGGTTCTTGTCGGCGATTCCGCCGGTCATGACCCGGACCGGATTGTCTCCGGAGCTTCCGTCCAGCTCGTAAGCCAGGACCGCCTTCGGGACGCCGTTCTCGTTGGTCGAGCCGCCCTTGACGAAAACGACCAGCTTGAGAGAGCTGCTGTCACGGGCGAGGATGGTCCCCGCCTTGACCGTAGCGTCCGACGCCAGGTTGAGCGTGTCGTCCTTCGCGGCCGTCTTCTCGACGACCACGGTTCCGGTGTCGTTGTCGGTGATCGTGATACTCATTTGCTCGCCTCCACGACATCGGCGACGTGTGCCTCACGCAGGTCGAGCGCCTGGTCGATCGCGCTCTTCTGAGCGGGCTCGGAGGTAGTCTTGGCGCCGTTGACGGCCTCGCCAGCCTTGTCGCTGTCGGCCTGTCGAAGGTCACTGTCGCGCTTGTTCACCGCGGCAGCCGTGTATCCCGCGTAAACCTTCTGGTTCATCAGGCTCACGCCGGACGAGATGTGCTCGAGTGCCATGTCCATGGCGCCACAGCTCTTCCCCATCTCGAGGTGGGCTTCGACGCGCTCGCGCTCTTCCTTGGCGCCTTCCTCGAGACCGAGTTTGCGTCCCTCTTCCTTGCCTTCGGCGACGCCGGCAGCGTATCCCTTTTCGGTTCCTGCCTTTTCGCCTTCCATCAGCACCGCCGTGTACAGCTCGGGATGCTGGGCTCGCAGCTCTTCTTTCGTCATGAGCTTCCTTCTTTCGTTAGCGGCCCCGCCCTGAGTGGCGGATGCACTTGGTTGATTGCCCCGCTGTGGGGCTGGTTGGGTAACCTGATCCGCGCCGGCTCTGTCGTCGGCGACTGGGCCGGATCCATTTGATGCTTCGGGAGCGCCATCGCCTTGCGCGACCGGCGCCGCGTCGTTTTCCGCGCGCGCTCCCGAGACGCCTCGCGACGGAACCGAGTCGATCATGCCCAGACGCTTGGCTTCCTTGGCGACCACGACGGCGCCGCGCCCATAGTTCTCCACGACCTGCTTGGTATCGACGTTTCGCCCCTGCGCGATCGCGTCCACGAATACGTCGAAGATTCCGTCGAGCTGCTTTCGCACGACGTTCTTGCCCTCTTCGCTGTTGATGTCTGGGCGCTTGTCTGGGGACTCGGTGTTGGTGATGTCCACGACCTCTTCGAGGTTCAGGAACGATGCCGCGACGCCAATGCTGCCGAACATTGACGCTGGCGTTGACGCCTTGATCTTCCCGGCGACCGCAGCGATCGCGTACGCTGCCGATGTCGCCTGAGACGCCAGGACCGTTGCCGGTTTCTGTGCCGCGTCGATTGCCGCCAGGGTCTCGAACAGCCCCGCCGCGTCGCCTCCCGGACTGCTGATCGTGTAGATGATCTGGCGCACGTTCGGGTCCGACTCCGCAGCCGCTACGGCGTCACGGATCGACCGGTACGTCGTGTTTCCGCCGCCGAACAGGAACGCGAAGAAGTCGAGCTTTTCCGTCAGTACGCCCTCGACCCGAATCTCCGCGACGTTGCCGGCGATGCTCAGGTTGCGGGGTACGCCATCGCGAGCCGTGATCGCGGCTCTCTCGCGCGCCTCATAGGCGGCTTGCTGCTCCGCGGTGGGCGCTAGTCCCGAGTCGCGAGCAGCCCGCATGTCGGCGGCTACGGTGGGCTCTAGAAGCCAAATCTTCATTGCATTTTCCTTCAGGACAACAGGGCGACTACCTTGCTGCTCGAAAGAGCAGACGCGTCCTCGTTGTCCTCGTCCTCGTCGTCCTCGCGATCGGTTTCGTCGGGCTCGTCTGCCGGAGGCGGCGCTTTCTTCATCGCCTCGAGTTGCATCAGCGGCGCATTCGCTTCGACGAGCGCTTCGTTTTCTTTCCGCAGCTGCTTGACGACCTTCGAGAATTTCAATCCTGTCAGTTCCCTGGTCGAGCGACCGCGCGTCGTGAACCCTGCGTCCACCTTTTCCTTTTCACCTCGCACCAGCTTCGACGCATCGACCGCCGGCTTGATGTGCCCGGACCAATCCGAAAGTGTCCAGGCCGCGAACAGGTCGTATTGCGCGGGGTCGCGCTGAGCCTCGAGCAGCCCGCGGGCAACGATCTTACGAGCCAGCGTCTCGGCAAGCAGCCACTCGACGTAGACGGGTTGGCAGAGGTCCTGACCGAACGAGGTGCGCTCGGGATTCAGGAACATCTTGAACTCGTTGATCGCCGCTTGGCTGGCGCTGTAGTTGTTCGAGAAACTGAGCCGTAGGATCTCCGGCGGGATCTGATTCGCCCACGCGATCGACTGGATGATCGCTTCCTCGAAGACGCCGAACGCCTCGGTGGTTCCGTTGGTCGTGAACGCCTTGGGTTTCTCGCCGGGCGCGAGTCCGTCGCCGATGAAGCCCGGGAAAAACTCGGAGGTCTTGAAGCTGCGGGTATTGCCCTCGGTGTCGGTGGCTTTCTTGACGTTCCGCGCGTGCGAAGAGCGGGTCAGCCCGCCCGAGGACGGTCCCTGCATCTCGCGCTCGATGAACAGCGCGAACATCGAGTTGATAACCGCTTTGCGCTGTGTGCTGTCGCGGTACCGGTCGATCTCCTTGAGCGACGACAGGACCAGCGACAGGATCGGCTTGCCGCGCACGTCGTGGTGCCGCCGGTCGGTGCCGTAGACGAGCCACGCGATGCGGCGCCCCGACTTCTCGCCCGTTGCCGGGAAACGCTTCGAGCTGCCGTCCTCTTGCGTCACCCAGTAGGCGACGTGGCGGCGCTGGGAATCTATCTCGACGCCGTGGACAATTCGGTTGCCGCGCTGGGCGCGCTCACGACCGAGCGGCGTCTGAACCGCCGAGCCGTCGATGATCTGAATCTTGGGTAGCCGCGTTCGCTGGTCCTGCCGCATGACCACCAGGACGTCACCGCAAACGAGCGCCTCCCGGTAGACCATCGCCTGGAGCTCTCCGAACGTGCTCTGCTGGTAGTAGTCGCAGAGCCGCGGCGTCTTGGCCCAGAGGTGGAAACGATTCTCGACCTCCTCGGACCAATCCGAAAGCGCGTCGTCCTCGAGCCCGAGAACCTTTTCCTCCGGTACCGCCTCGAGGTGCAGCCCGTCGTTGATGACGTTGGTCACCAGTCGACGGATGAGACCGCGAGCATAGAGATTCTGCTCGAACAGTTGCGACGAACGCGCGCGCAGCGTCCAGTAGTCGGTGACGAGCAGTTCCGTCGGACCGAACGAGCCCGGATACTTGCTGCCGTCGTCGAACGAGTAGCGATAGGGCGAGAGCTGATCGAGTGCTACCGTGGGGATCTGCTTCTCTGCGGGTGCTGGCTTGGGCGCGCTCTTGCCATACAGCGTGTCGAACAGATCGCCGTTTTTTCTGAAACCAAGCACCTGTCACCACCCCGGCACGCCGTACGAGCCGCCTCCGCAGCGACGCGAACGGAGCGTGTCGTAGAGCGAGTACAGGTCACGCAACTGAGTCCGCAGTGAGCCGAGGTCGGACTTCGTGACCGATTGTCGCGTTTGAGAAGTATCTAAAGTGTACGACTGAGCCCCACCAGAAATAGCAATGATCGCGTCCTCGATCGCCTCGATCATGGACTTTACCTTCGCGATCCTGGCGTCGAGCCAGTCGTTTTCGGATTCGCACGCCATCGGTCAGGGCTCGATAAAGGGCTGCTCTTCGATCAAGAACTCGTAGAACTCGCGCCAGTCGACGCCGTCGAGACCGAGTTGATTCGCGCATACGTCGTGTGCCACCAGGTCGAGCGCGGCGCTGTTGTAGACCAGCAAGTCCCACAACTCGTTTGCAGCGCCGCTCGGGCGATGCCACTTGTATCCGATGTGCCGGTTGGTTCCCTGCTCGACGACCTCTTTCTTGGTCTCGGCGGTTAGCTCTTTGAGTTGCGCCTCGGTGATGTCCGAGGGCGCGTTGAACATGCCGGCGGGCTGGACAGATTGCCCGTCCCACTGCCGCCTCAAGGCAGCGCTCCAGCGGTCCTTGTAGAAATCGACGGTGATGCCGTAGGCGTGCGTTCCCATCGGGGTTGTGAACGCCGAAAACTCGCGCGCCACCGACGACTTGGGCGGGTACTCGCGGCCCTTGACCGGGTACACGCCGCCGCCGTACTCGGCAGCGAACTGGTACACCTGGTCGGTCCGGTCGCCCCAACCTGAGTCAATCAGCGTGATCTGTGGGCGGTAACGTAGACCGTCGTCCGCCGTGTATTCCTTGTCATCGAGCAACTGCCGCAGCTCTTGCCACGTGCCCCGGTCGTCGAGGTGCTCGGTCTTGCCGTTGAAGCGCCAGTAGTCGATCAGGAAAGCGCGAGCACCCTTCGCCCAGCCGAATACCGCGACCGCCAGGTTGTCCTTGTGGACGTCGACTGCGCAGGTCAGCAGCAGGATCGGGCTGCCGCACTTGTCGGCGGCGACCTGGTTCGGAATCTGCCCGAACCGGTAGAACGGTCGGCGATGCGGCGAAACGTCCTGCATGTGGACACGGTCGCCGTACGTCTTGTACGCCTCGCCCAGAATGTTGTTGTAGAAGACCTGCAGCCGCCCCTTGTCGCGCGGGCGGTTTTGCTCGTCGTCCCAAGCCGCCAGCCAGTCGTAGACGCAGGCGGTCCAGGTTTGCATCCCGACCGGGCTGTAAAGTGCGCTGAGGTGGTAGCTGCGGTGGTCGGGGGATTTCGGGGTGGCGGTCGGGATCCACTCGGCGCCGTACTCGGGCGAGAGCAGTTTCGTCTTGTCGTCGTTGGTGTGTGCGTGCGAGCAGTCCGCATTTGCGCAGACGTAGCGAACAGAGCCCGGGTCGAGCGTGCCGTCACCGCGCAGATCCCAGACGATGCCAGATTGCGCGCCGGTCTCGCGATCCGTTCGGCGCCACCGCAGGACTTGCGAGTGACCGCACCGGAGGCAGCAGACGTGGTAGTAACGCTGGTCGCCGTCGAGGAACTTGGTCTTGATCTTCGACTGCCCCTCCAGGAGAGGAGTCGAAACGTGGACGATTTTGCGGCTGCTCTCGTATCCCTTGGTCCGGCTGATGACCAGGTTGAGCGGGTCGCCGTCCTTGCCGATCGTGTCGAGCCAGCCGTCGACCTCGTCGTTGAGCAGTACTCGGATCGACGTCGAGCGGAACTTGCTCGGGCTCTTGGCTCCGTACGGGAGCAGGAACCCGCCGCCTTCCCAGTCGAGCCTCTTTGCGGTTCGACCGGTCTTGCGCGTGTTCTTTTCGTCCGAGGATTTGATCAGGTCATCCAGCCCGGACTGCTGGATCATCGGAAGAATGTTTGCGTCGAGACGCTGCCGAGCCATCGCCTCATCGGCGGTCGCGAGCAGCAACGGAGCAGTCTTGACGTGCTCGATGAAGTAGCCGATCGCGTTCTCGAGAATGCCGGTCGTGGCGCCGATCTGGACGCCCTTCATGAGCGTCACTTCGCGGATCGGACTGTCGACGCTCAGGCAGTCGAGCGGCTCTTTCAGGTACGGCGTGACGCCGAAGCTGAAAAGCCCCGGCATCGACGTGACGGAACCATGGAGGCGCCGTTTCTGCTCCGCCCACTGGCTCGGTGTCAGGGTCTCGATGTCGCTGGTCAACAGGGCGATTTCGGCGTCCAGCCACTCGCGGTGGTGGGACTCAATCGCCATCATCTTTGAGCGCCTTTCGGCACCGGTCCTTCACGTTTCGGATGTGAGAACCGTTGATATCTTTGGCGATCTGCTCGCCTTCCTCGATCGTGACGTCGGCTCGCGCGGCTCCGTAGAGTCTTCGCGCCAGCGTTTTCGGCGCATCGATCAGCAACCCTCGAAACGCGCCGTCGATCACGCTGAGCACATGCGCCTTGACGTATTCTTTCGGGATTAGCCGACCCTCTTCGCGCTCGTTCTTGATGCGCTGCCAGCGGGTCTGCTCGATGATTTTCAGCGCTTGCGTGTAGTCGACCAGCGATGAACTGGTGCCGAATCTGTCAACGACTTCTCGAACTGTGAGGTCCGCGATCTCCTCGAACGTGACGTCCGGTGGACCGGCTACCTGCCGACGCTTGACGACTTGCCCGTCGTCCTCGTCGTCGTCATCCGGCTCCTCGTCATCCCCGGAATCGTCGTCCGAATCGTCGTCCGAATCGTCGTCCGAATCGTCGTCCGAATCGTCCGGATCCTCGTCGAGATCGGGCTCAGGATCGGGAACCGCCGTCAGTTTGCGTCTGCGCGAAAAGGCGAGATTCTCGGGCGCTGTCGGATCGATTCCCTTTTTTCGGAGGTACTCGGCGACGCAATCGGCATCGAGGTCGATGCGACCGTCTTCCGTTACCGCGTCAGCCAGGCTCCCTCGCGAGAGCTTCGTGATCGCGGCCGGAGATACGCCCGCCAATCGCGCCAACTCGCTGCGCGAGATGGGTCGCATGGTGGGTTAAAAGCCCGGGTTTTCCGCCGGGTTAAAACTGAACGAAAAGTCAGAATTTAGAGAGAGAGCGGGGTCGCGCTAATGAAC